GCTCATTTAGGTGAGCAGGCGGTGTTGAGTAAGGAAATTTTTACTGATGGTACAGCGAGTGATGAAGATGTGTTTGGATATCAAGAGCGATTTGCAGAGTATCGTTATTTTCCGTCTAAGATTACGGGTGAGTTTCGTTCTGCGCCTACGGCTCCAACGTTGTCGTTGGATTATTGGCATATGGCGCAGGAGTTTGGTTCTCGTCCTACGTTATCTGAGTCGTTTATTGAGGAATTACCTCCTGTTGGGAGAGTAATTTTTGATGGTCTTGAAGGCATTGTGAATTGGGGCACACAGATTTTGTTTGATTCATATATTAAATTGCGTTGTGTGCGTCCTATGCCTGTGTTTAGTGTGCCTGGAATGGTGGATCATTTCTGATGGCTATTGGTCAGTTTATTGCAGCTGGTGCGAGTGCCTTTGGCGCGTATCGTGCACAGGAGCGCGAAGCGTCGTCTGTGTTAGAGATTAATAAGCAGCAGATGCAGTTGGCACGTGATCAGATGGGTTTTCAGGAGCGGATGTCTAGTACGGCCTGGCAGCGTGGTGTTAAGGATATGCGCGCTGCGGGAATTAATCCGTATATTATGGCTCCTGGTGGTGCCAGTTCCCCTACGGGTGCTATGGCGAATTTGCAAGCACCTCGTAGGGGGTTTGGTAAGTTGGATGTTGAGCGTGGATTAGCGTCGTCTGCGGTTAGTTTGAATCGGGCTATTATGATGACCGAGAAAACGAAGCAGGCGGTGAATATTGCGAATGCGTTGGTACAGTCGGAGACTGTGAAGTCTGCTTCGGCGAAGGCGAAAATGGATATGCAGCAGGCTGGTATTAGGACGTCGACGGTAGGTAGACGTTTAGAGTGGCTTGATAGGTTTGTGAAGTCCATTAGCCCGTTTGGTGGAGTGCGCGTAACAGGAGGGCGTTAAGATGGCGTTTCGTTCTGCGGGTGATTATGGTGGTCGTCGTAAGACGAGTCGCAGGAAAGATCGGAAGTCGTTTCGAAAGAGTGCTATGTCGGTTCGTCCGACTAATTATGCTACCGCGATGCGCGGTGGTATTAGGTTGTAGTATGGATGGCGTGTTTGCAGCCATTGCGAGGTTTTCGCAGTCGTCGGTTGACTGAGAAGGGCAAGCGCGGTATTGTTTTCCATGCTAAAGATGGTTTTGTTGATTTACCTGTGGTATTGCGCTGTGGGCGCTGTATTTCTTGTCGTTTGGAGCGTTCTCGGCAGTGGGCGATGAGATGTGTTCACGAAGCGTCGTTGCACGACGAGAATGTATTTTTAACGTTGACGTTTTGCGACAAGTATTTGGAGCCGTCTGGATCTCTTGTGAAATCGGATTTTCAGAGGTTTATGAAGCGGCTCCGGAAGTTTGTAGAGAATCGCGGCGAAGGCCGTCGTATTCGTTTTTATCACGCGGGCGAGTACGGCGAGTTATGTTCCGATTGCAAAGCAAGTCGGTTAAGGTGTATGTGTAATCGGTTTCGTGTGTCGATTGGTCGTCCCCATCATCATGTAATTATTTTTGGTATGGATTTTTCAGATAAGGTATTATGGAAGTGTGTTGATGGGATTAGATTGTATCGGTCGAAAGCGTTGGAGTTGTTATGGCCGTATGGTTTTGCCAGCGTTGGTGATGTTACGTTTGAAAGCGCGGCGTATGTCGCGCGGTATGTTGTTAAGAAGATTACGGGAATTCCGGCAGCCCTCTATTATGGAGGGCGGTTGCCGGAGTATAGTACGATGTCTAGAAGGCCGGGTATTGCTCGTCAATGGTATGAGCAGTTTCGGTCTGATGTGTTTCCGTTGGATGAAGTTGTTATTAGAGGGGGTGTTAAGTGTCGTCCCCCTCAGTATTATAGTAGGTTGTTTTCTGTTGACAATCCGGATGAGTATGGTAGTATTGTAGCTAAGCGTGAGCTAGCGTGTAAGGAGTTGGAGAGGAATGAAATGCCGGTTGTGTATGGTAAAGTAAGTAAACAGAGTGTGTATTACGAAGTGATGAATCGTCGTGTTGAACAGTTGAAACGAGGGCGAGTGGATGAGTGAGCGTCTTGCGTTTTCAGTGTATGACGATAAGGCGGGTGTGTTTTCTCCGCCGTTTTTTATGGTGAATAAGGCGTTAGCTATTCGTTTTTTTGGTGAACTTGTATTGGATGTTAAGACGGCTATTGCGAAGCATCCGTCTGATTTTAAGTTATTTTATGTTGGTACTTTTAACGAGCAGGCTGGCGAGTTGTCAGGTTTGAAGCCTGATTTTTTGTGTACTGCGTCTGATATGACGCAGGGTGTTAGTAATGGAGCGTAAGCGTAATGTTGTTCGGTTTGATTCCCCGAAGGGGATAAGTCGGACGAAGCAATCGTTTGCGAAGGACGCGGATATTAACCGTATTGTTGCGAGAGCTGGTAAGACGGGATTTCTTGTAGATCCGTCTGTTATGATAACGCGTAAAGCGTTTTTTGGTGATTTTGCTGGTAATCCAGGTTTTTTGGATATGCAAAATATTGTTGCGAAGGTCGATCAGGAGTTTATGCGTCTTCCTGTGGAGATGCGTGATCGTTTTAAGAATTCTTCGCAGTTGTTGTTGGAGTTTTTAGCTGATCCGGCGAATAAGGATGAGGCGGTGAAGCTTGGTTTAGTGCAAGCTCCGGAGGAGGTTGTTGTGAAGGATCCGGTGAAGGATCCTGTTGTTGTGGTGAAGGATCCTGTTAAGGATCCTGTTGTGGATCCTGGTAAGGATCCGAAGGATCCGAAGGTTGCAGACCATGTTGCTACTTGATGTAAATGGTCTGAGTGACACCTTTGGTGTCACGTTGTGTGTTTGTGCTGACGATTGGTATTGTCAGCTTGTGTTGTGTTGTTGTAAATGTCACTTTGGAGGCTCGTTATGAAATTGCAGAGTCCTAGTGAGAAGCATTTTAGTCAGGTGCCGAGTGCAGAGATTCAGCGTTCGTCGTTCGATCGGACGCATGGGCATAAGACCACGTTTAATGCGGGGTATTTGGTGCCGTTTTATGTTGATGAGGCTTTGCCTGGTGATACGTTTAATTTACAAGCAACGATGTTTTCTCGTTTTCCGCTTACGCAATCGGCGATGATGGATAATTTGTATATGGATACTTTTTATTTTGCGGTGCCGTTGCGGTTAGTGTGGGATAATTTTCAGCGATTTATGGGTGAAAGGAATCCTGCGGATTATTTGACGGAGTATTTAATGCCTCAGGTGTTAGCTCCTGCTGTGACAGGTTTTGTAACGCGTTCTTTAGGAGATTATTTCGGTTTGCCGATTAATGTGGCAGATTTGCCAGTGAATGCGTTGTTTTTTCGAGCGTATAATTTGATTTATAACGAGTGGTTTAGAGATCAGAATATTATTGATTCTGTTGTTGTGGATAAGGACGATGGTCCTGATACTATTGCGGATTATGTGTTGTTGAGGCGCGGTAAGCGCCATGATTATTTTACGTCGTGTTTGCCTTGGCCTCAGAAGGGTCCGTCGGTGCCTATTTCGACGGAGATGTTACCTGTTCAAGGTTTTGGCAAGGGTGATCAGACGTTTTTGGTTACTCCGCAGCTTGTGTATGAGACTGGTGGTACTGGTACTGTGTCGTATGTGAAGCCTCAAAATATTGATTTTGGGGCTAGTGTTAACAAGCGTTTTTATGTTGAGGAAGATCCGCTGAATACTGGGTTTATGAATATTAGAGCGGATATGTCTACTACGTCGATTAACGATTTGAGGTTAGCGTTTCAGTTGCAGAAGTTGTATGAGCGCGATGCGCGAGGTGGGACGCGGTATACGGAGATTATTAAGGCACATTTTAATGTGACGTCTCCGGATTCTAGGTTGCAGCGTCCTGAATTTTTAGGCGGTAAGTCTAGTCCGCTTTTAGTTCGTCCGGTTGAAGCGTCAGCGGGTGTTAGTGCTGGACGTTCTGTTGGTTATCCTGTTGGTGTTAATGTTGCTTCGGCTACTGATGGTTTTGTGAAGTCGTTTACTGAACATTGTATTATTATTGGTTTAGTGAGTGTGCGTGCTGATTTGACATATCAGCAGGGTTTGCCGAGGATGTTTTCTCGACGAACGAAGTTTGATATTTATTGGCCGGCGTTGGCTCATTTAGGTGAGCAGGCGGTGTTGAGTAAGGAAATTTTTACTGATGGTACAGCGAGTGATGAAGATGTGTTTGGATATCAAGAGCGATTTGCAGAGTATCGTTATTTTCCGTCTAAGATTACGGGTGAGTTTCGTTCTGCG